CCAGCGCTTCGTAGCGCCGCTGAATCAATCGACCCAGGTGATGATCGATGTGGTGCTTTAGGTGCCAGTCATTCCAGTTGAGGTGGCGATAGAGAGTCTTCATCGTTGCGCGACCACGCACCATGAAGGCATGTGTGCGATTGACGTTGTAAGGTCGGTAAACGTGGTCGCTGATCTTCTTGGGCGGATGTTTGGCAGCGTACAGGTGCTGACCTCCGAGGTAAGCTAGTCCCCAGTCTTCAGGCAACTCACGAACGTACGCCTCGAGATGTTCCACAAAGTCGGGAACGAAGCCTGCGTCATCTTCAAAGACCACATACGAGTCGATCCCTTCCAGCAGGCACTTTTCGAGGATCAGCAAGTGCGAACGGTAGCAGCCCCAGGCACCATTGCCGGCGCGCCACTGCTCGGGCGTCGAAAGCTTGCGACCATCGATGGCTGCGAATCGCTCGACGTCTGGGAATGGCCATGGCTGCGGTAGTTGCTGCATCCATTCGCGCAGACGATCATCGCGTCGATCGAGATTCATGAGGAAGCAACGTTCAACGATCTTCTTCGTCGGCATCGAAATCGTCTTCGTTGGGCTCGGGTGCACCGTCTGGGAACTTACGTTCGAACCGGCGGATGGCAGTGAGCACGAGTGACTTGGCGATGGTTCTAGTAAACTTTCCATGGGGTAATCCTCTGAGTTGGGCTTCTTCCAAAAGCCATTCGATAATGGTGTCGAGATTCGTACGGCATCCTTCCACGCCCCAATCATTCATGGTCTCGGCGCGGGTCTCACACTTGCAGGTGTCGCTTGGTCTTGCGAACCATGCGAGCATCTTGCGAAGTTCACTTCCTGGCCCCGGCTTGTAAGCTGCGATCCGCAGGGTCGTGGGTTCTTCCTGATTGGGCAGGTAGCTCTTCAGCAGCGTTTTGAGTTCGTCGACGCTCTGGTTGCGTCGGCGTTTGTTGACGATGGCCATGCCGATCGTCACGAGGTTGACAGCTTGCGGATTCGAACACTCGCTGCAGGCTCGGCATCCGCTGGACGAAGCCTGGACGGAGCAGTCGGCCAAGTGACTAGCGACCTGACAGCGGTTGTCGTTAGTCAGATTGGGACAATGCATCATGCTGCCACCTCCACAACTTCACCGTCGTACCCACCCGATCCACTCGGTGGATCGCCAACTTCGGGACAATCACTTTCAAGGAGCTGCCAACCGCAGGACCAGATCCATGTTGTATTGCAGGGCTCGCTCGTGCTGCTGTCGGAAGTTGGAGGTTCGCTTGGCGGTTCGCTATCGGAGTGACTGACGCTCGGACGATCCGACTCGCTGGTCGATTGATCATGGGAGTCGCTTATTGATGGATCATTTGAATCGCTTGTCGATGGCGATGAGTCACTGCCTGAGCCGCTCGTTGATCCGCTTCCAGAGCCGCTTTGCGAATAGCTGCCAGAACCGCTGGTGGAATGGCTGGTCGACCAGGGAACGCTGTAGCTTTCACTTTCGCTGTAGCTGGGGCGGTCGCTGCTGGATCGGCTTTCTGAACCATCGCTGCTCGATGGCTCGCTCGTTGATCGCGATTCACTACCTGATTCGCTTTCCGACTGGCTTTGCGATTCGCTTTGCGATTCACTCTCGCTCTGGCTTGAGTCGCTGGCCGACACTGAACCACTGCCGCTTGAATAACTTGGCTGCGAGTAGCTCGGCCATGAGTAACTCGGCACCGAACGGCTATCGCTACTTGGATCTTGAGAATCCGATTGGCTTTCCGACTGGCTCTCGCTTTCCGAACTGATCGATTCGCTTTCGGAGCTGTCGGATTGGCTGCTGTCGCTTCCACTCGAATCGCTCTGGCTGGAATCGCTACCACTGGATGATCCCGAGTAGCTTGCGCTGTACGACTGGCTGTAACTGGCGTCGCTCGAATACGATTCGCTTGTTCGTGATGAATCTGAATCGCTAGATTCAGACTGGCTGGATTTTGATTCACTTGATTCGGACTGACTCGACTCCGATTTACTCGAGCTCGATCCACTGGAGCCGCTGGACTGGCTCGAATGACTCGAATCAGAGCTTGATCCGCTCGATGAGTGACTGCTTGAGTAAGAGGGCTCACTCAGTGAAATAGATTGGCTCGAGTCGCTAGAAGATCCGCTGGATGCAGATGATCCAGAACTTGATGATTGGCTTGAGCTTGAATGCGACGAGCTCGAGCCGGATGAACTCGAAAGACTAGACGAACTCGATCCAGAACTTGAGACCGACGGTGCCGAGTAGGATTGCGACGAACTTGAATGCTCGCTCGACGATGAGCTCATCGAAGACTGGCTACTCGATGAGCTGATGGAACTGGATGAACTCGATGAGACGCTCGAACTGCTCGACGAGGATGGACTCGATGAGCTACTGCCGGAGCTGCTGCTGGAGCTGCTCGACGATGACGATGAACTCGAAGAGCTAGACGAGCTGCTGCTGGAACTTGAACTACTGCTTCCCTCGCAGCAGCGGCAGCCGATGGTTAGGTAAGCGCTGGTGTCCTCGTGGAAATGACAAACAATCTGTTGGCTTGTCAGAAGGGCATAGTCACAGACATTGTAGACCGCGACCTTGACTCCGATTGGTGCCCAGACACCGTTGGCATATCGCAGTTCACGAGCCATGCCCCAACTCTTAGCCTTGAGCCTCGAGACGGGTTTGCAGAGCAACGTTTGTTTTGGCGGGTCGATGATCCAGGAATGATTGCCGTCGTAGGTGACGCTGAGATACTGACCATCGTCGTAATTGGAAACCGGACCTCGAATGCGCTGGGCGCTCGGGTTGCGAGCGATGATGCGAACGCCTTGTCCATTCGGTTTCAGGACCGGCTCAATGGTGCCAGCATCGTCGAGCTGAAAGAGGTCGCAGTTGGCGGAACCGGTCGCAAGACCAGAGCGACCAGGGATACCACCGCTGGGAACCTTCACCAGGAACGCAGGATCGGCCGGCTTACCAACGCGAACGACAGCCCACTGGACGCCCGTTTGATTCGCATCGCGTCGCCATAGGATCTGGGCGGAGCCGCTGGGCGTTGACTGGAGTGTCGTACCTCCCGAGTCGGCTACATCAGCATATTGATGCCAGGTCTCTTGAACGTTCACACGGGCGGCGACGACGCCTGAGAATACCACGCGACCGACTTTGTCCTCGGCGATCGGCTCGATAGCTACTCCGAATCGTCCCATATGCTCGTCGACGATGGGACGAACCGACTGGATCGTCGCATCACGTACGAAACGAGCGAGTGCTGTATTGTCGACGTCTGGATCGCCCAGTGGGGCGTTAAAACCGACGATTCCACCGATGGGCACAGTGGTCGCACTTTGATAGTGAACGCGAACGGTGGCAGCGTCGCGAACGTGGGTGCGGTTTCCTGCGCCACCTGCGAGTCGGTCACGCGCAACTGCATCGGCGGCCGCCAGCAGACGGTTGTATTCCGCTGCGGTGATATTGAGTCTTTCGCCTGGCCGAACTCGCCTTGCCATTACTCGATCCCCAATGCGTTGAAGTTCGCTTCGGGGTAAACCTGTTCGACGTAGGCCGCTTCAGGAACTTGTAGGACGCGATCACCAACCACCTCTTCGCCATGCTTGACCCAGAGGTAATCCCAGCCTCGTTTCGCAACGCCAGAAATATTGCCAACCGTGAGGTTGATCTCGTTGGGACGCGCCGCGAAGTGATAGGTCACATCGACCCAGTTCTGTTCATCTTCGCCGCCTTCGCCTCCAAGGAACAATGCTTCTCCGGGAGCGAAGATCGACCAGGGACTTGAGTTAACACGGCCCGTCATCGCGACCATGGCGAGCAGGTAGGCAGTGGAGACAAACTCAAACTTTTTGCGGACAGAGAACTCGAACGCGGGAACGGTCACATCGACGCCGGCAACGCCCGAGTCGCTCACACCGATTGCACCTCGATAGTTCGGAGCGATCTTGCCTGGGGCGGCATAAATTCCACGAGTGATGAGCGACTGATTGAGATGCGTCGATGCGCCGGTGGTATTGAACGAGACTGGATCGAGCTTGGTCCTGTTGATCGATGCGGTGACAAGAGCATGCTTCTCGTTGATGTACTCGCCATCAACTTGCAGGTACGGAATCAGATCCCGATGATTGCTGCGGTAGTACGACAGAAGCGCATCGGCCGCAGTTGCCGGATCAACGGCTCCCCCGTTTGTCCCAACGTACACGAACGTGTCGGCAGTCGACTTACCGCGAGTTGCCTTCTTGGACAGTGCTGCCAAGTCAAAATTGTATCCACCGTGTGAGAATCCCATTAGCTGAACACGAAGCCTCCCGTGCGGGCGCGTTCGGCTAGCTGAGCGGTGTTCTCAGCGGTTTGAATGATGGCTCGCTTGACATCATCCGACATGCCTTCGCCAGTAACTGGGGGCATCTGCAGCCGAGCGACGCTTTGCGATAGAGCTGCGTCGAACTCCTCGAGTCGAGCTCGCACCGCAGCAAAGGATGCCAGAAGTGATTCGAGATTAAGCGATGGCTCCGTTTCCTCAGGAAACAATGCGTCGGCCAGTTCATCGAGCTCTTCCTCTGACATGTCTTGAGACTGCAAAGACGGGGTCTCGTTCATCGGAACAAGAACCTCGGGCATCTCCCCGTTATCAGGCTGAGCGTCTGCCTGCGGATCAACGTCAAGATCGCCCGCGTCAACATCTTCAGCCACGTCAGGTTTGTCAGCGACCTGCAAAGTAGGAATCAGCGATGCGCCGCTCCCAAGTCCCAGGCCACGGCTATCGAAGTTGCCGGCCGCTTCGGTCTTCTCGGTCACTGCTTCTGGACCGCTGGAGAATTGATCCAGCGAATCCTTAGCCGAGCGGTCGAGACCAAGCTTGAGGTCCTTCTTCTTGGGCGGCTTAAGCTTGGGATCTTTGATGCCATCGACTTCAACCTTCGGCACCTTCAGTTCGCCAGGCACCGGAGGCGCGGGCATGTGAGGGATCGGAGTGCCAGCGTCTGGTTCTTTGGCAGCTTCCGGCTCTTGCGGTTTTGCGGCATTGGCTGCTTCGACGGCGGCATCGAACTCAGCTTGGGCGGCGGCAACCTGATCGTCTCGTTCCTTGGTACGATCCTCGGGCGACTGACGACCAGCTTCACGAGCGACGCGTGCCTCCTCACGCATTTGATCGAGGGTCTTTTGAACGCCTGCGGTGGTATCGTCGATCGTCTGTTGTCGCGACTGTCCGGCCGCTTCGTTCTGTTTGAACTGATCATCGCGCGAAGCATCGACCACCTGGTTCTTGGCGTCGGTCTCTTGATCGATGACCGCCATCTCAGCATCAATGTCGCGACCAGCCCGGGCCTTGCGTCGTTCCTCAAGTTGCTGCTTGATGCCTTCCTGCATCTGTACGCGATTAGCTTCGATCTGCTGTTTACGAGCGTCGCGCCGTTTCATGCGATCGCCGATGGCTTGCTGCTTCTTGGCTTCTTCGGCTTCGTCGGCTGTGCGGATCTCCTTGTCAATCTTGGCCATTTCGACTTCGACATTCACATCGTCATCAAACAGTGACTTCAGTTTGATCCAGGCCTTGCGCAGAAAGCCGACGGTCGAATTCCACATCGATTTGACTTGGGCGACGAACACCGACCAAGTGTCGGCGAGATAGTCAATCGTTTCGACCCAGGCGGTCTCTACGCCTGCAAGCGCATTGATGAGCACGCCACCGATCTGAACAGAAACGTCGCCAGCAATATCCACGAGCTCTCGCAGCCGAATGAATCCCTTTTTGAGAAACCCTATCGTGGAATTCCAGCCTTTTTGCACCGAGGTCGTGAGGATAGTCCAACCATCGGCCATGAAACCGAGCGTCGCATTCCATACGCTTGCAAGTCCTGATAGGGCACTAATCAGCACATCGCCAATCGCGTAGGCGGTGTCGCCCCAAACATCGGACAGGTAACTGGTGAAATCGGCCCACACTCCTTTGAGATAGGTTGTGCCCTTGATCCACTGGAGCTTGAGATAGGTCCACAGAACATTGGCTGCTGCGGTGATATCTCCGGCAGCCAGTGCATTGGCGATCGCACCAAAGGCCTTGATCGTGTCGGCCTTCAGCGTCTCGAAGACGCCTTTCAAATACTCGATCGCCTGGCCGGCAATTCCAGTGGAGTAGATGAAGTATGCACCCAGTGCCGCGATGGCAGCGACAACCAGACCGAGAGGCGTGAACAGAGCGCCGATCATGGTCACAAGGAAGCCGATAGCGGTTCCCACCAGTGAGAACATCGAAGCCAGACCACCGACTGCGAATGCAGCGACACCAGCGGCGCTACCGATGCCGATGAACGCTGCGCCTACACCAACCACGCCAGCAACGATGAGGGCGACCTTCTTGACCACTTCCTGGTTCTTGCCGATCCATTCGGTGAGTCCAGACAATGCCCGTGAGATCGCATTCATCATCTTGGTCACAGAGAGATCGAGTGATTCGCCAATCGCAATCGCTACGCCCTCGATGGAGCTTTTGAGAATCCGGAAGGCACCGCCGATTCCAGAATCCATATCAGCAGCTGTCTTGGCGGAGATTCCACGGGCTTTTTGAATCTCGCCGAGCAATTGCCGGGTATCGGTAACCGACTTGCCGATCGCAGATGCGCTCGTGATGCCCAACAATCCAAACACTTCGTTGAATGCTGCGGCGCGATCACCAGAGCCCATGTTGGCTGTGGCTGCAGCAACTTCACCAAGCACATCGACCAGCTTGCGAGCGTTACCTTGCGCATCTTTCGTAGCAACGCCGAAGACCTTTTGAAACTTCTCGGATTCCGACGCGCTAAGCGTGAGCAAGCGACGCAGTGCGGTTCCCGCCTCGCTGCCTTGAATCCCAAGGTTTCCAAGGGTACCGAGAATGGCGAGCGTCTCTTCGAGACTCATGTTGGCATCGGCTGCCACAGGACCTGCATACGATAATGCCTCGCCGAGTGATTCCACGGAGTTGAACGACTTGTTGGCCGCGGCCGTCAATCCGTCAGCGACGCGGACCGCATCGGTGGCTGCCATCGAAAACTGGCGAATGGTGGCGGCCATGATCCCGGAGCTGAGGGTTGCATCGGTACCAGTAGCTCTTGCGAGATTCATCACCGCGCCGGTCATCTCTTCGATTTGCTTGGGTGAGAAACCGGCTCGTCCGAGCTCGGTCATCAGCGAGGCAACTTCACTCGCCGAGAAACTCGTGGTTGCCCCAAGAAGCTTGGCTTTCTCACGCAAGGAATCGAAAGCCGCTCCAGTCGCGCCGGCCACTGCACCTGCGGCGCGAATCGCATCATCGAAGTTAGCATAGACGGCGACACTTCCAGCCACGGGAGCAGCAGCGGCCACCCCTAGTCCCATCAGCTTGGTGCCGATCATTCGCGTTGATGCGCCGAATGATTTCAGCCGCTTCTGCGCAGCCTCGAGCCCCTTGAGGAACTGGGCGCTCCTCGCGGTCAGCTCGACGTAGGCTCCTCCGGCTTTGACTTGAGACATGGCAACTCGGCTAACTTGGGTTGAAAACTCGCACCGAGCATCGCTGCAGCTTGCTCAACAGTTCCGCGAGCAACGATCGGTTTCTGGTCTGCGTAGGGATTGAAGTCATCGGGCCTAAATGGCTTGCGACGTCTCTTACGATCGCGGTTCATCTCGGCCATCAGTGCCATGATCGTGCTGGCGACATTCCAGTCGTGCTGGCGTCTGGCCTCAGCCATCAGCACAAGTTGGCGAAGCGTTAAGGGACCTGGATCGACTCCGACGATGCCGGCGAGTCTGACGATGAGTCGCTCAATGTCGGCACAGCGAGCTTGCGTTCGAGATCTTCGACGAGCTTGTCGACCAAGTTCGGATCGTCCAGTCGCTTCTCGATCGCATTGATCCCCCGAGTCTCGATCAACTTCTGTTTCTCGGCCGCCTTCCGCAGAAGACGGCGTCGGGACTCCGGGAAGTAATTGATCAACGCTTCGAGGAGTGCACCGGTTGCATCGTCGATCGAGTTTCCAGCGAGGCCCTCACCGAAGGCTTCGTCCGTGATCTGCTGCTGATCAGCTTGCGGCTTGCAAATCGCAAATAGCACATCGCCGAGGAGCAACGGATCGGTCGAGAGGCGTGTGATCAAATCACCGTCGATCGCTTCCAGCAGATGCACGCCTGTGAGAGTCTTCACGCGGCGCAGCGTCGTGTTATCGATATCCACAATCCAAATGCGACCGGCGCGGTCAACGAACTTCTGCATGATGCCTCCCTGAGTGTTATGAATCCTCTAAACCAACGACAACGCCAGCGATCAAGGACCAGCCAAGCCAGGTCCAACATTCATGCCACCACCGGAACTCGACTGAGTTGGCTTGAGAGTCACATCTGCGGAGATGACCTCTTCCAAGTTCTGGTTGACATTGAAGGTCATCACTTCACAAGTCAGTGTGAGCGTGCCACCAGCGTCGCTGATGCCGACATCACAGGGATCACCGCTACTCCACAAGCCTTGAAGCAAGCCGAACGCGCTATCGCCATCCTTGTTCAGCACTGTGAACTCGATGGACGCATCCTTCAGCGTTCCGACCGTCGCGCGCCAGCCGTTGTTGGCCCGAGTGCTGGCGTCGGCTTCGGCCTTTTCAAGGCTGACGGTTAAATCCTTGACATTGGTGATCTCGACGCCGTCGACGGTGAGGACGGCTTCGAGACCAAGTCTTACTTCTGGCATCGTGAATGATTCCTTATGGCGAACGTTTACTTAACTGAGTTGGCCCAGAACATTGGGAGCCGACTCCGATTGGCATCTAGTGCCGGCTTCATGAAGGGGCGTTTGGGGTAATGACGAGGTTTGTTGTCACTGCGACGCTCGTTCTCTTCAGCAACCAAGCGAGTGGCTCGATTGGCTTGTGCTGCGGTTCGCAATTCGATCCGCGCAAACTTCGTCTTGTTTCCGTGCTGCTTGATTCGGATTGGACCATGCTCGCCAACCTTGAATCGATGTGGCTTCAGCTTGCGGCGTTTGGTTGCCACGCCACCAAATTCATGCAGGTTCCAAAGCCGGCCCGCGATCTCATTCACCGGCCCGATAATCACTTCGGTCTTGTTGTTGGTTACTTCGTAGCGAATCACTCGCCTGAGCATGCCGGTCTGGGTATGCGGTGGGCTTCCAGGCTTGGATGACTTCTTACGCTTGCGAATGCTCCGACTGGCAGTTTTACGGATGGCACCGCCGGCTTCGCTGATCGATGTAAAGGTGGCAGTTTCCACCTTCTTCTTGAGCTTTCGCTTATCGAATTGAGTTCGAACGGTGAGTCTGATCATCGCGCCAGTTCAAAGGTTAGGGTCAACAGACTGGTAAACTGACGCAGTTGCTCCCAATGTTCGCTGGAGTACAGCACGGCATGTTCAGCCTTCACACAGCGAGCCGCTTGAAATGAAACGAGCCGTTTCAAGCGAAACTCGTCGGCGATCTTCTCCACCAGATCCACCAGTGGATCGATCTCCTCGTTGGTTCCCTTGGAGAACTTTTTCTGCACTGCAACATCAACACGGCAGTGGTATCGGTTGTGGGCGCGATCGTGAGGCAAAAGCTCGACGTCGCGAGGTACCACGCTCACGCGAAGTTCCTTCATGTCTTCGAGGTCGAAGTTGGGAACATACAAACGCTCGGCGACGAACTCGAAGTCGAACTCGGCGGCATTGAGCTGAGCGGTGACGCTGTCGGCAACTTGTAGAACGGTCGTCATGAGGGATGGGATTCGATCTGTTTGGTGTGTATGCGGAGTTTCAAACGGAATGGGTCGCTGTAGCGCCAAGGTGGGTCGCCACCAAGGGCCATCACTTCAAAGATGAAGGTGTGGTTGCAATCGATCTCAACGATCGTGTCACCGCGGCGTGGCAAAGTTCCGATGATCGACTGGAGCAGAGATTGCGTGTCGATCAGGAAGTCGCGGACCTGGCTGCGAGTGACAATGCCCTCGCCATCGTCCTGGTCATACACCGACTTGCCGATCGTGGCTTGGAGCGTGGCTCCAAGCTCTCCTCGGCGATACACGACCTGACGCGATGCGTGCTGGGTGAGTTTTGAGGCAAGCCACTCCTGGCCTTTCTGAAGCATGTCGGTCATGACTCGGCTTTTGCCTTCGTGTTGCCAAGCAGCTTCGAAGCCTTCGTTCGAACTTCATCAAGCCAAACCGCATCGGCGCGGCGCTGATACTCGGACGCAACCGCATTGGCCTCTTCGTCAAGCTGTTGCTGACGAAGGGTTGTTTGACGAACGGGCTGGGCTGGTTCTGGAGTCAGGAATGCAACGGGCGACGCTTGCTTGAGTTGCTCTGGTTCCCGTTTCTTCACAGGAATCAGGGCAACTGCCAGCAGGACGACAACCACAATGATGGCTATGGCTAATAACATTTTTTTGGTTGAACCTCATCTAGGAGAATGGATTGGGTTAAAGCAACGCTCAGCTAATGCCGCGTTTGATCAGAATGAACACGAGCAGCACGACTGCGATTCCGATGAGCGCGACCGTGGCGATCTCGCCGGCCGACAGCCAAAGGAGAGCGTTGCGAGTGTCTTTCGCCCCGTCGAAGAGATCGCGCACTCGATCTAGTGGCCGACGGTCTTCAGAGGGGGGCGTTGGGCAATAGCCATCGGGACAATCCTCGGCCGACAGATACAGCGTCGGTGTGATCGCATCGTCCCAGGAGTAACCTTTGGTTTTTACCGCGCCGGTTTTCTGTGCCTCCTTGGCTTGCTTGTAGAGCGTGTAACCATGACGGAGGTCCGAGTAGAGCTCGTCCGGCGTGCTTGGAATCATCGAACGACCAGCGGCGTGGATGTGTCCGCCGGTTGCATCTTGGAAGAGAACCACAGGGAACTGATCCGCAGGCACAATGTCGGCGTAGCGAGTCTTGTAGATCGCGTTCGTTGCCGTGTAGACCTGGAATTCGCAGCTTTCCTTGAGTGCCGCAAGTTGCTTGTTTTGCGTGAACCATTCCTGTAGTCGCTGACTTGTGGCATCAGTGTTCACGAACAACGCGATCTGGTAACTCTTCTTCGGTGGAGGAGCCGCAGGATTCGAAACGGGAGTTACAACCAGCGGCTCTTGCGTTGGCTTTGGAGTGTCCACGAAATTCGGCGTCGCAGGTACCGGTTGGGCAAATGTGGGCGTCACCGTTGGCGTCACAACGGTCGGTTGCACGATTGTGGGCTGAACTACCACCGGCGCGGGATAGACGCGTTGTGGTAGGCAATTCGGCGGACAGTTGCGGATCTGTTGCTTGATCTCACCCTGGGCCTGCAAGTTAACCGACTGCGGCTCTTGCAACTTCTCGATCGTGCCAACACTTGGCGAAGTCGGTCGATAGTTGGGTACCGTCCAGCTTTGTTCAGGCTGTGGCTGCGCCGGCTTGTCATGCAAAGCAGTGAAGACAACGCCCAGGAGAATCGCGTGGACGATTGCCACCACGATCAGCCCCAGACTTAAGCGAATTCGAATCGTATCGTTGATCATGGTGATTACAGAACCTCATAACTTTGGTAAGGCAGTGAACTGCTGGGATCGTTGAGAACGGTCAGGGCAAAGCCTCCGTAGCCTGCCCATAAGCG